AACTATATTCAAGAATACGTTTGACAACAAGACTCATCGTGTTCAGGAGTTTGACTCTTGGGACGACTTTGAGTCCTTGTTGTATTCCTTATCACAACAGAAAGGTCAAAAGGGTGGAAATCATTCTTCTCCTCTTATTAGTCCTGCTCGTTACTTTCAAGACACTACGAGGTCTAATAAGAATGTTGATTATTGGGGTGGTTGGGCTTGTCTTGATGTTGATGATTACCATATACATCATACTGCCGATATTGAGCCTGTTAGTCAACTAAAACAAAATCTTCATGAGATGTTTGGTGAGTATCACTATGTGTGTTACTCAACAGCATCGTCTCGTGAGGAGCAACTCAAGTTCCGTCTGGTCTTTCCGTTGACTAAGTGTGTGGTGTCCAAAGACCTACCGCACTTCTGGTTCGCAATGAACAAACAGTTTGGTGAACTGGGTGACGAACAGACCAAAGACCTGTCGCGTATGTATTATGTTCCCGCGCAGTATCCTGATGCGTATGATTTCATCTTCACCAACGATGGTGTCAAACTAGACCCTGATATGTTGATGAACAAACACTCGTATGTTGAGACACAGGGTAAGACCTTTATGGACAGACTGCCGCCTGAGTTACAGAAAGCAGTAATGGAGCATCGTAAGAACTCCCTAGATAATACTGATTACACTTGGACATCATACCGTGATTGCCCGTTCTTTCCTAAACGGTTGGAACAGGAGTATCGGTCTATTACTGGGACTGGTTGGTATCACAAGATGTATCAGATTATGGTTGCGGTTGCGGGTAACGCAGTATCCAAAGGTTACCCTATCACTGCCTCACAGATATCTGAGTTGTGTAGTGAGTTAGACCGTGAGACTGGTAACTGGTATGAAAACCGACCACTAGATAAAGAAGCAGACCGAGCGTTGGAATACATCTACAGGAACGGATAATGAGAATATTAATAACAGGTGGGGCTGGGTTCATCGCAAGTCACCTTGCGGATTCCCTTTTGGAAGACGGGTTCGATGTTGTCGGACTCGATAACTACAATACATTCTATGACCCTGTGTTGAAGAAACAACGGGTAGAATACTTTGGACATGAAGTGTATGAGTGTGACCTCAAGGACTTTGATGACCTTGACAATGCATTCCAAGCAATCAAACCGAATATTGTCATTCACCTTGCCGCCCGTGCGAATGTGCGTGACTCCTTTGGTAAGGAACGCATCTATCATCAGGACAATATCGATGCCACTCAAAACCTGATTGAGGTGTGTAAGATGTATAATGTTCAGAAGGTTGTCTATGCGTCAACCAGTTCTGTCTATGGTGGGACACCGATTCCGCCTACAGGTTGGGTAGAAGACCAAGTGACTGGTCACCAGTTGAACGCATATGCATACACCAAGTATGTAAACGAATGTCAGTTCAAAATCTCTGGTCTGAACAATGTGGGATTGCGTTTCTTCACTGTATATGGCCCGTGGGGTAGACCAGACATGGCACTGTTTCAGTTCACCGATAATATTGTAAAGGGTAAACCGATTCAGGCATTCAACTATGGTGATATGAAAAGAGACTTCACCTATGTCGGCGACATCGTAAATGGTATCAAAACGATTTTATTCGAAGATATTCCGTCCAACGAAATCTTCAATATCGGTAGAGGTAAACAGGTAGAACTAATGCACTTTATCAAGTGTATAAGTAAAGAGTTAGGTAGGGAAGCAGACATTGAACTTGCTCCCCGTCATCCAGCAGATACGCTGGAAACTTGGAGTAACACTGGGAAACTCCGAGAGCTGGGTTACAAACCCAAAGTGAATATCGAACAAGGTGTCGAGGCATTTGTTCGTTGGTATAAAGACTACTATGGAGTAAACTAAATGAGTGAAGAAACTCAAATCGATAAAAGACCCTCCGAACAAGAGTTGGGTCAAAAAATGAGAATCGGTATTGTAGGTCATGGTTTCGTGGGTGGTGCTGTTGATTATGCATTCACACATACAGAGATTGAAAAGTTCTATGTTGACCCCAAATATGATACAACTATCGATGACCTGTTAGACTGGAAACCACATGTCAGTTTCATCTGTGCGCCAACACCTATGTCAGAAAATGGTTTCGTAGACGCATCTATCGTAGAAGATGCCGCATTGAAACTATTAGAACATACTGAGGGTGGAGTTGTTATCAAATCAACAATCACCCCTGATATCGTTGACCGTTTATATTCATCTATCTTTGAAGATGATTTGAAACGACTGACAATCAATCCTGAGTTTCTGACTGAATCAAATGCGAAGGAACAGTTTGTCAATGCAGAGTATCATGTGATTGGTGGACATCCTGAAGCTTGTCGCGGACTTGCGGAGTTGTATAGTATCTACAGTCTTTGCACAGCAAAGGAATATGTATTTACATCAGGCCCTGAAGCAGCATTTGTGAAGTATGGTGTAAACTCATTCCTCGCAACCAAAGTGACCTTCTTCAATCAACTTTATGATTCAATCGAGAAGTTCGGTTGTAACTTCCCAACGATTGTCAATGCGATTGGTAAAGACCCACGCATTGGTTTGGGACACACTCGTGTGCCAGGCTATGATGGTAAACGTGGGTTCGGGGGCGCATGTTTCCCCAAAGACACAAAAGCATTTACATTGTTTGATAATGACTTGACATTACTTGAGAAATGTGTTAATATAAACAATGATTATCGTAAACAATATGACTTAGATGAACGTGAGGAATCAAACAATGTCGATTATGGACAAACTGAAGAAGAACAGCAAAATCAAGACAACTGAGGTCTTAGCTGATAGCAAGTTCTTCACTGAAAAAGATATGGTGCCAACCAATGTTCCGATGGTGAATGTTGCGTTGAGCGGAAGTATTGACGGTGGTGTCACGCCAGGCTTAACAGTTCTGGCAGGGCCGAGTAAGCACTTCAAAACCTCTTTCGCCCTGTTGATGGCAGGCGCATACTTGAAAGAGAAAGAAGATGCAGTTCTGCTTTTTTATGATAGTGAGTTTGGTTCACCCCAATCTTACTTTGAGCAGTTCGGGATTGACACCAGCCGAGTTCTGCATACGCCGATTGCGAATGTAGAGGAACTCAAGTTTGACTTGATTGGTCAACTTGAGGAACTGACACGAGAAGATAATGTCATCGTTGTCATTGACTCTATTGGTAACCTTGCGTCTAAGAAAGAACTCGAAGACGCAATCAATGAGAAGTCGGTTGCAGATATGTCTCGTGCTAAAGCGTTGAAAGGTTTGTTCCGCATGGTAACTCCCTACCTGACCATGAAGAATATTCCGATGCTTGCCGTCAACCACACATACAAAGAGATTGGTCTCTTCCCGAAAGACATCGTAGGTGGTGGCACAGGTATCTACTATAGTGCCGATAACATCTGGATTCTTGGTCGTCAACAAGACAAACAAGGCACAGAGATTAAAGGTTATCACTTCATCATCAATGTGGAGAAGTCTCGTTATGTTAAAGAGAAAAGTAAAATCCCTATTTCAGTATCTTGGGAGGGTGGTGTTCAACAGTTTAGTGGTCTTCTGGACGTTGCTCTGGCTGGTGGTTATGTCGTCAAGCCTTCTAATGGTTGGTATAGTGTCGCTGGTGAGGAACGGAAAGTTCGTCAGGCTGAAACGCTCACAAAGGAATTTTGGAATCCCGTCTTCGAGAACACAGACTTCGCAGAGTTCATCAAGTCGCAATACTCAATCGGACTCGCCCAAAAAGTAGACATGGATGAGATTGTCGATGCCGTTGAATGATTTCATAGGTTTGGTTTTCATTGTCGGTATCGTGATTGTTGTATCAGTATGGTTGGAGAAACAATGAATGATATTGTAAATATGTTGAGTGAGGATATTCACTATCAGATTATCCCTGCCGAAAATGATATTCACGCATGGCACATTCGTATTCTTGAAGAGTTTCCTGAGACAGTAATCTCCTTTGGTGCGATTGAGTATGTGGGAGAGGATGAGGATGAGGGACACCTATCGTTTAACTTTAGTGTCGTATCATCACCTGACCCTGACCTCACAACAGAGGACTTGACATTACAGGAATATTGTGGTAGAATATTAAATTCAATCATTGATAAATCTATCAATGACGGAACACTTATCGCTAAAGATGAGAAGGGTGAAATCACCGCCACCACAGAAGTAATAGACGAATTGAAAGAGATTTATGATGAATATCAATCTGGAACAGACAGTTCTGAGGAATATACTAACGAATGAAGAATATATGCGAAAAGTTCTTCCGTTTATTTCACCTGATTACTTTGAGGGTGTTTACAAGGGGCTTTTCAAAGAGGTTGCGAAATTTGTTTCGGATTACAATAAACTTCCGACTCTCGAAGCATTCAAGATTGAGATAGACCAGAACAATCGTCTGAGTGAAGACGATTACCGCATCGCAGTAGAACTACTGCCTAACATCTTCACACCTGAACCAGAGAACCTTGAGTGGTTGATTGAACGCACAGAGAAGTGGTGTCAAGACCGTGCGGTGTTCAACGCAGTGATGGAGTCTATCTCTATCATTGATGGTAAACATGCAACCCTACAGAAACAGGCAATCCCTGATGTTCTGAGTAAGGCTCTGGGTGTTACCTTTGATACCAACATCGGTCACGACTATCTTGAGAATGTAGATGGTCGTTATGATTTCTATCACGAACAGGAAGAACGTGTTCCGTTTGACCTTGATTACTTCAACAAGATTACCAAAGGTGGTCTACCCAACAAGACATTGAACATCGCGCTCGCAGGGACAGGCGTGGGTAAATCATTGTTCATGTGTCACCAAGCAGCTTCTGTTCTAGCGCAGGGTAGGAATGCTTTGTATATCACAATGGAGATGGCAGAAGAACGCATCGCAGAACGTATCGATGCGAACTTATTGAATGTTCCGATTGACCAACTAGAGAACCTGTCAAAGGATATGTTCACTGATAAGGTTAGTCAGATTGCCGCCAAGACGCAGGGTAAACTTATCATCAAAGAATACCCTACGGGTCAAGCAAACACATCTCACTTCCGTGCGTTGTTGAATGAACTGAAACTGAAGAAGAACTTTGTGCCAGAGATTATCTTTATTGACTATCTAAATATCTGTGCGTCATCACGAATGAAAGGAATGGGCGGTGCTATCAACTCATATTCATACATTAAAAGTATTGCAGAAGAGATTAGGGGACTCGCAGTCGAGTTCAATGTTCCGATTGTATCTGCAACGCAGACGACTCGTTCTGGTTATTCTAATGACGATGTTGGGCTTGAAGACACGTCCGAATCTTTTGGACTACCCGCTACCGCAGACCTCATGTTCGCGCTCATCTCAAACGATGAACTGAACAATCTTGGTAAGATACTGGTCAAACAGTTGAAGAACCGTTATAATGACCCGACTAAGTATAACAGGTTCACACTAAAGGTTGACCGCAGTAAGATGCGACTTGAGGATGATGAAGAAGAGGGTATCGTTGATGACCGACCCGCCTTCGATAAATCCGCAACCCAAGAACAGATAGAGAAGTTCAAGGACTTCAAAATGGAGTAGACATGGACGCATTATTACACACAGCGATTGTTCTCGCAACAATCTTCTTCTCATACTGGTATGGACTCTATCGTGGTTACATGCGTGGACTTGACGAAGGAATGTCAGAAGGTTCTGCAATCGCATTGAAACAAACACTTGAATATATGCGTAGTAAACATGACATACATATCACAGACTATGATATCAACGAAGCATCGGAGTATCTAAGAAATGAGCGAAGTTAATCTTATCGCATTGAGTAAACCGTCTGCAATAACAGATTGTAAGACTGCCGCAGACCTGATTGCATACACCGCACGGGTGAGTAATCCCGCAAATCAGAACAACACGGCAACCGCACCTAAGTTGTTGCGTTACTTGATTCGAGAACAACACTGGTCACCATTTGAGATGGTGCATATGACTATGGAAATCAAAACGACACGCGACATCGCACGTCAGATTTTGCGTCACCGTTCATTCTCATTCCAAGAGTTTAGTCAACGATATGCAGACCCCACCCAAGACCTTGACTTCATTCATCGTGAAGCAAGACTACAGGATACCAAGAATCGTCAGAACTCTGTAGAGACAGATGATAAAGATTTGTTAGAAAAGTGGAATATGCATCAGTCGAAAACAATCAATGCCGCATATAAGGCATATGAGTGGGCAATCGAAAATGGTATTGCGAAAGAACAGGCTCGTGCAGTTCTTCCTGAAGGTAACACCGAATCGGTTTTGTATATGTCAGGCACATTGCGTAGTTGGATTCACTATTGTGAACTTCGCCGTGGTAACGGAACGCAGAAGGAACACTCACTGATTGCCGACAAGTGTTGGGAGATTATCGGTGTTCACTTCCCCGACATCGTAGAAGCGTTGAATGACTGAAGTTGTAATCCGTAATAAGAATATTCTAAAGATTCTTGATGATACCATCAATGAGTTTCGAAGTATTCCTGATTATAATCATCCCCGATATCATCTGAATACGGGTGGTGGAACTGCCTTCAATGGTAATCACTATACAAGTGAATATTATTTACGAGAAGAGATATTCAAGAGTCATTATGAGAACTGGCACGATGGGCCTCCACCATTCGGATACAGTTTTCAGATTTCTAATGCGAAGAAGTTAGCTCCCGAAAAGTTTGCGGCATTTGAACAAAAGACAAAGGGTGAGATGCCTAAGTTGTTCGGCGCACATACCAACGCACTTACATCATTTTATCCGCCAGGCGGTTTTGTGTCATGGCATACAAACTGGGACGCACATTGTTATCAGTTGTTGTTTACATGGAGTGAGACTGGTGCTGGACACTTTTCTTATTATGACAAGAAGACCGATACTGTCGTAAAGATAAAAGATAAGAAAGGGTGGCAATGTCGTCATTACTATTTTGGTAGGTTGGATGAACCTGACCATCATTGTTGGCACGCTGCTCATACTGAGTGTGAAAGATTTACACTTGCGTTCAAGTTCAAGAATCAATCTCTCGAAAGTATAGAAGATGAACGAGCTCGTCATATGAGAGATATGCTGATTGAAGAAATAGAACTTGACATTGATTGATAGATTTGATATAATACGAGAATGGAAAATCAAAATCTAACACGGATTGCCCTAACGTTGATGTTAGCGTTGTCCATCGTCACTCTTGTCAATCTTGGTATTGAAGTATTCAAGGATAAAGAGGTTGTCGTTCAACAAGTCGCATCAGAATCAGAGTCTCTGATTATAGAGGAACTATCCTACACAGATGAAGATATGTTGTGTATGGCACTGAACCTATATCACGAGGCACGAAACGAACTAGACGCAGGATTGTATGCTGTCGCAGATGTAACTCAGAACCGTGTCAATGACCCTCGATGGCCGAACACTGTCTGTGGTGTAGTCTATGAGGCAAAGATGTATACCGCCGCGAGTGGTAGACAATACCCACAGCGTAATCGTTGTCAGTTTTCTTGGTATTGTGATGGACGCAGTGATGACCCACTGCCAGGCCGTGCATGGGAGAAATCTAAGTATATCGCAAGAATGTTCTTGACACACGATGAGTATCGTGGTATAACAGAAGGTGCGACACACTATCATGCGACCTATGTGAGTCCTCGTTGGGCGACTGCAAAGGGTATGCACATGGTAGGTCAGATTGGTGAACATATATTTTATAGGTGGAAGTAATGGATATTCAATACAAATATGATGAGGACACATACCTCGAAGAACTATATCAGTATGTCGATGCGACATATGGTGAACACTATTCTAAGAACAAGTTTCAAGCGACTGAGTTCATTATCGATGGTGGACACGGTGATGGTTTCTGTATCGGAAACATCATGAAGTATGCACAACGGTATGGTAACAAAGACGGTTACAATCGTAAGGACATTCTCAAAGTGTTACACTACGCACTCATTCAACTACACGTCCACGACAAAGAAGGAAGAAACTAATGTATGGTAATCGAAAACTTCAACGCACAACCAATGCCGCCCTCAAGGGTCGCAAGTATATCGAAGCAGAACTTGCTATGTGGGCTGAGAAATACTCTGATGGTGGACATGTTCCTAAGTCAGTGAAACGCCGTGTCACTCGTCTCATAGAGGCACAGAAGGTTGCCGCAGAGATGGAAGCTGCGAAAGAACCTCAAAATGATATTGAAAAAAAGATGCTTGAAATGGAAAAAAGTTCTTGACATCTTCTGAATAGTCTGTTATTATAAAAACATGATGGGAATTAAGGATGGTTGGTCTACAGTGAAGTTCTCGGTTATGAGTGTAGAGGTGCGTGTTTCCCATGATATTTTATAATGTGTTTATGAATATGAAATTCAGGAAAGGAAAAGTTATGAATTTTGTTACTGGTGATTTTGACGTTGTAGGAACATGTCTTCAAGGCACAATCAATACATCATATAATCGTTTGGTTGAGACCTTTGGTGAACCGATTAGGTTCGCGGGTGAAGAAGAAAAAGTCCAAGCAGAGTGGGCAATCAAGTTCAATGATGGAACTCTTGCGACTATCTATGACTGGAAAGAAGACAAGTCAATATATGAAGTTCGTGAGTGGCACATCGGCGGTCATTCCCAAGCTGCTGTCATGAATGTTGTTGACGAGGTTATCTAATGCAACGCGCAGGAAAGACGCATCGCGCATCGGGTGCTGAGAATGGTTCGGCAATGAAGGAAATGCTTTTCTTCAAGGCATGTAAGCAAGCACTCGAAGAGTATGGTCACGAGGATGCCGCATTCTATTTTGAACAGGTAGAGGAACATCTCCGCAATGGTGGCACTCTTGACCAGAATAAAGCAGGAAATATTCTTGGAGTATAAATACAGGTATTCGATGAAGCAAACTAAAAGGTAGACTGGACGTGGGTGCGATTCCCACCGCCTCCACCATGAACACACTAGGGGAAGGTTCGCACACGCCTGAGGAAATCCCTATGTGCAGGCTCTAGTGTGTTCTTGAAGGGGGCGAATTAGGTTCGACAGGTATTGAATAGGTGAGTGGAGAATAGGTGTGGAAGCGACCTTAACCGTAACAAACTCGTAAATGCAAACGATAACAATGCATATGAAGATATCCGCCTAGCGGCATAATCTTCGGGGTCAGGGGACGCCTAGCAACAGAAGTCCCCACTTTTGCGGGGTTTAGCACAGTCTGGTAGTGCGCTCGCTTTGGGAGCGAGAGGTCGGAAGTTCGAATCTTCCAACCCCGACCAACAAATTGGATATATAGTTGTATGAAAGTAAGAACTCTAAAAAATAACGCAGTAGAAGCGTATGACTTTGATATCTACTCTGATGAGAATATCGCAGACTTGGGTAGACTTATCGCGAATGAGTCTGTCGTTCTGGTAGACCAGAAACTCGACCAGAAGCGAACATATGAAATTCAGATGCAGTGGGGAACTCCTACACACTCTATCGTAGAGATGGCAACCTCTCACGGGACTATGAAGGGAAGACATTGGAATAGTCTTCGTTTGAATATTCTGAATAGTTCTTCCGAGATTGAACCAGAATACAGAAGCGCAATGTCTGTTGTGACCTTTCAAAAGAACGAAAAGGGTCGCCCCAAAGGTATCTTTGCGAATGGTAAACTGGGATGGCATAGTGACCAAGTTGCATTAGGTGACGGTGACCGTGTTATCGGTCTGGTATCTGTTGAACACACAGAGAACTCGCAGACTGCATTTCTATGCACCAAAGAGGCATATGACAAACTCAACCACGAGGACAAAACGATGGTTGATGAACTCCAGAGTGTGTATCGTTGGAACAGAGATAACTTTACACAGGATTTGATGGACGAACAAAAGCAACTTGTCAAGTTCAATCAAGTCCCTGTTGATGGTATGATGTCTGGTCTGAGACAAAAGACACCCGCTGGCATCTATGGTATTCACTTTCCTGGCTCACTGTTTCATAAGTTTTATGGTATGTCAGAGGAAGAAAGTAAGAAGTTCAAAGATTATCTCTGGGAAAAAATCAATCGTCCCGAATACATCTACACCCACGATTGGAAAGATGGTCAGGTAATCTATATGGAACAGAACATCACTCTACACGCCCGTCCAACCGATATTAAAGACGGTAACATGAGAAAGATGTGGCGAAGTGTCTCATATATGGATAAACTATATCCAGGCGAAGGTCATCAAGACAGATATGTGGTTGATGGTAAAGTCATGAATGGTGGAGAGTTTCTTGAACTGGTAGACTCGATTCGTAAAAAAGAATACGAAGAGGGTAAGAAGTTTGCGATATAGACCCGATGATGTCTTAAAACTCGCTCTGGTCGGAATGTGCGGAAGCACTACACTCCAACGGTTGGTCGCGAAATAGACCCGCGAGAGACCCACGGTTAGTCTCTCATTTTTTTGTCTATAGAGACCCCTTTCCTTATAAATAGAAACATGGAGAATGTGTTAACTCTAATCGCAGAATTAGGGTTTCCAATCGCTGCCGCATTAATCGGCGGTTTCTTTATGTTTCTGACTCTCAAATACATCATGAATGGCGTGATAGGTCAAGTTGAATCCCTACACGGGATTGTTGGAGCCCTTGATAATCGCGTTAAGACTATGAATCATGACATGATTCGTATCGATACAACTATGTGTGTTGTTCTGGGAATAAAACCAGACCTACAAAGAATCTCTCGTGCCGATGGTAAACATGATGCGAGGAGAGATTAATGGATATTGTTCAAGCAATCAAGGACTTTGGATTTCCGATTGTTGCCGCAGTAGGTATGTTGTATATGATTTACTTTGTCTGGAAGACCATTACAGAGAAAGTGGAAGTCAAATTGGGTGAAGCGCATGTAACTCTTATCGGTTTAATTGACCGTATTCGTATGCTTGACAATGATATCATACGATTACAACAGAAACTCGATACAGCGATTGAGTTAAAAAGGCAGGACGATGAAGAGAACACCTAGAGAACAAAAGTCATGGGATTTGATGGTCAATGCAGGAAAGACTAAGGGAGAGTTAATCTTTAGTCCTGTATTGTGGTTTGTTGTGGGTATCCTTTGGGGTCTGGGTATAGGTCATGCGATAGGCGCACCAATCGAACATAACTTCAAATCCCCGTCATTCAATGGTATCAATCAGTCATCACACTATCTGACGATTGAGAACCAAGAGACCTCACGCAAACAAGCGTTAGAACAAGAACTAGAAGACCTACAAAAAGAAATAGAACGAGACGCAAAGAATACGACACTTGCTAAGTTTATACGAAACGTAGAAAGTCGAATTTACTCTACACTGTCCAGACAACTTGTGGAAGAGATGTTCGGTGAGAACCCAACCAATCAAGGTGAATTTGAAATCGAAGGGGCGGGTATCTCATATGTAAAAGATGATGTAGAAAACACAGTGGAGTTAACGGTAACCGATGAAGATGGTAGCACGACTGTCATTACTGTTCCTATCGGCGATTTTGGTTTCTAGTTGCACCACACTAGGTGGGACTAGCTGGGATATACCAGCACAACCAGAACCAGTCAAAGTTCAATCGAATCTTCTCATAGAACAACTACAGAACATTGAACCGCCGATACGCAAACCAACGGTAGCGATTTATTCGTTCACCGACCAGACAGGGCAGAAAAGACAAAACGCAAATGGTGGGACATCATTTAGTTCTGTTGTGACTCAAGCACCAGATGTATATCTGATTCGTGCTTTGACTCGTGCGTCTAATGGTAAGTTCTTCAAGGTAGTCGATAGAACTGCATTGGACTGGTTAACGAAAGAGAGACAACTCATAAGACAGACACGAGAGTCTTATGACGGAAAAGGTGCAAAGAAACTACCAGCATTGACATTCGCTGGTATGATTATTGCAGGGGGTATTGTGGGATATGACCACTCTACCGAAAGTGGAGGTGCGGGTGCGAGATATCTCGGCATCGGCTCTTCCAGAGAGTTTAGTCGTGACACGGTGACAATCAACATGAGGTTGATAAGTGTTGCGACTGGTGAGGTATTGCTTGATGTCATAACAAGCAAGACCATACTATCTGTCGCATTTGGCGGAGACGTATTTCGTTATGTAGAACAGGGAACTAGACTCGTTGAGATAGAGTCTGGAACTGCCCGTAACGAAAGCGTTTCGATTGCCACTCAACGGGCGATTGAAACAGGTGTCCTAGAACTGATAGAACTTGGAAACAGAAAACAGTTCTGGACATTCAAAGGAGAGTAAGATGAACACTTTGCAAAGAATATTTGTGATGCTGTTCCTAGTAAACGCAGGGACATCGCCTGTATGGGCTGATAATGCGGTCTACATCGACCAAGTAGGGTCTGGTGCAGATATCGATATTACTCAAGACGGTAGTGGCAACAAAATTGGGGCAAACGATACCGACACCACGAAGATGAAGATTGACGGGACTGATGTCACTGTCAGCATCGATACTGTTGGAGATACCAACAAAGTATTGGGTAACATCATCGGTGACAGTAATGTATTAGACCTTGATGTTGACGGTGATACAAACACAGTCAAGATTGAGATTGACCCAACGGATACCTACGGTGCTGGTAGTGGAGACTTTATGATTGACCTTGACGGGAACAACAATACGCTTGACCTTGCTGTAGGTAACAATGACCAAGCAACAGGAGCAGATGTTGACTGGACTATCGATGGTGACTACAATAATGTAGGCGCAGATATCGATGCGAACAACGCAACAAATGCTATCGACTTCTTGGGAAGTAATGTTACTATCGACATCGATGTTGACGGTTACGATGGTCACTCTCTCACCATTGACGGTGTAGGAACGACCAACTATTGGGACATACAAGTAGACCAACAGTCTACATTGCAGACCGATACATTAAGCATTGAAATCGAGGGTTCAGGTGACGCAACTACGGATAATACCTTATGTGTTTCTCAGTCTGATTCTGGCACCGCTACAGGCTGCCAGTAAGGATGTGGGTCTCATTGACCGTGCAGTCGGCTGGAGACAAGTAGTTAGAGACACAAATGAAATCGAACCTGAAAAAGGGTTCGACATAATATCAAAAGACGACCTTCGCACGGGCGAGGGGCGTATGCAGGTGAAGTTTGTCGATGATTCGAAACTTCGCATGACCGAACACACACGCATTGTGATTGACAATGTGGTGTTTGATGATGACCCAAGCAAGTCTGACCTTGCAATGACATTCGCGCAGGGAACTGCTCGTTTCATTACAGGCAAACTTGGGACGATTGAAAAAGAGAATATTAGATTGAGAACACCGACTGCCTCAATCGGTATTCGCGGCACAGACTTTACTGTGACCGTAGACGAGTTTGGTCGAACACTTGTAGTATTGTTGCCCGATGTGAATGGGATATCATCGGGTGAGATTATTGTTGCAACTATGACTGGTGAGGTGGTGTTGAACAAACCGTTTGAATCCACCACAACCTCTGTGAGTGAGATGCCTCCCAGCAATCCTGCCATTCTAGACCTGACTCTAGATATGCTGGATAACATTTTGATTATTAATCCACCGCGAGAGAGAATGACGGAACAAGAGTTCTATACTTCAGTGAATAGTAGTAAGAATATCAATCCTCTTGATATCGACTTTCTCGATGAACAACTATTAGAAGACGAGGAACTAGAACGTGACTATCTGGAATTTACAGAACTTGATATCAATTTCCTTGATGTGGAACTTCTCGAAAACCTACTAGATAACTACTCTGACCTAGACGCAGAATTGTTGAAAGAGAAAGAGGATAAGGGTGATACTGTCGTAGAAGGGACAAGCGAGGGCTTTGATACAGTGACTCAAATCAGCACGATTGTTGAGGGTGATAAGATTACGATGATTCGTAATGTCACATCACAAATAGAGATATCGGTTGCAAGTGATGAAGAGACTACAATCAATATCGACACAGAAGGGAAAGAACTTGACCCCATCATGGTCAATGGTGGTGGTAATACTACTATAAATATCAAACAATGAAAACATGGCATGTCCTTATTACACTGGGGTTGATGGTAACCCTGAGACTGCTCGACCCCTTTCTCCTTGAAAGTGCGAGACTGTCTTTCTTTGACTCAATGCAAAGAGGACAGGAATCAAAACAATCCGAACAGATTGTCCTTATTGATATTGACGAATCAACTCTAGAGGAGTTCGGTCAGTATCCAATCCCCCGCGAAACGATGGCAAATGAGTTGGTGAAACTGAACAACTCGATACTGGGTATCAATATCTTATTGTCAGAACCAGACAGGTTTGGGGGTGACGAGGCATTTGCGGATACTCTGTTTGATATGAATGCTGTAATCGCAGTCGCGCCGAGCAACAAAACAAACACAGACCGCAGACCAAAACCTGTCGGTGTTGCAACCTTTGGGGAACGTGATGCGGTAGAGTTTCGACCAGAGATTAAAGGTATGTTATTTGCACGACCCGAAATCATGGATGCGGCAATCGGTTACGGAACAATCTCTGCAACACAGGATGTTGATGGTATCACACGCAGAGTCCCCTTGATTGAGAACTTCGAGGGACGCATGTATCCTGCCTTCGCACTGGATATCCTTCGCGTGGCTGCGGGGGACATATCATATCAAGTCAAGACGGACGATTATGGAATACGATTTGTTCGCATACCGAAGTTCGATGTGGTGCAGACAGACGATAATAGTAATGTGCGTATTGCATTCTGGAATGAGTTCAAGAGATATTCCTTCACAGAGATAGACCAGATACCCAGCGGAAGTATTGCGATACTAGGCGCGACCTTTGAGGGTTCGTCACTCGTCTCTACACCTATCGGTGCGATGTATCCGCACGACATTCAGGCAAACCTGTTGAAGACAATGATTGACGGTGTGACTATCACACGAATGCCAGAGTTCAAGTTTTATGAACTTTTCGCAACGATTGTGGTATCGATAGTGATACTATTCATGTTATCTAAACTTTCCATCGTGATTTCGGGGGTAGTCTTTCTCATTATCAGTTCAAGTTTCGTGTATGGTGCGTCACTGATATTCGACAATACCTTCATGCTCCTTGACCCTATCTTCCCTGTTATAACATTTGTTATAATCTTTGCACACGGTTCGTTTGTTCAGTTCTATACACAGTTCAAAGCGAAGCAAATGATTAAGGGTCAGTTCGGGACATACCTATCACCCGACATGGTTGACATGCTTGCAAGTGACCCGTCCCTGATGAAACTGGGTGGTGAACGCAAAGAGATGACATTCCTGTTTATGGACATCTGTGGGTTCACTCCGATATCAGAACACTACAAAAATAACGATGACCCTGAAGGGCTCGTGCATCTAATCAACGAATACCTGAACGAGATGACCAACATCATTCTACGCAACGGTGGAACAATAGATAAGTATATGGGTGATTGCATCATGGCATTCTGGAACGCACCGTTGCCTTGTCCCAACCACGCAGAGATGGCGGTAAAGTCTGCTATCGAGATTGAGGAGAAGACAAATGAACTTCGAGAAAAATATGAGGCGCGTGGTCTCCCTCCTATCAACGTGGGGACTGGAGTTAATACTGGTGACTGTATTGTTGGGAATATGGGTTCTGAATCCAGATTTGATTACTCAGTTATTGGAGATGCGGTCAATCTCGCCGCAAGATTAGAAGCCACTGCCGCACGGGGTGACTACATAGATTACAAGACAATCATATCGTCATACACAAATGACCAGATTGATATACCGACCAAGAAGATTGGTGATATCAAGGTGAAGGGTAAGGAAGAGACCATTGAAATCTTCAGTCCAAGTAGTTGATAACTTTTTGAGTGATGACTCCTTCGAGGAGTTGGTTCAAGCTTATCAAGAGTGTAGAATGTATAGTGCGTATGACTACGGCGAAAGACGGGGTGGTGCATACTACGCAGTTCAAGACTGGATTGACTGTTACCGTAGTGACAATCTGGTAGACCTGTTTGGTGATGTGGTTGATACGATTCGAAACGAGTTGTCTATTGAGGTCACATTGATGACTTTCTTTCGACATCCCGTAGAGACCTTTCCTACACTTCAGACATATGGAATGGAAATCCCCCAACACATTGACAAAAACTTTGAGCGCTCTGGTGTCCTGTATATGCTTGGATGCGAAGGACAGGGGACTACAATCAAAGATGAGTATGTCGAGTGGGAAAGAAATCGAGCAGTTGCATTTGACTCACACACCCTACACAATCCCAACTTCGGAAAAAAAGATAGAGTTTCTTTAACTTTTTTTGGAAAAAACGCTTGACTTTATTATAAGTTTGTGTTATTATAAAAACATAATCGCAAACTAGAAGGAGATTGATTATGGCACATGCAGTAGAAACAATGGCATACGCAGGAGAAGTTCCGTGGCACGGACTTGGTGTTCCTGTATCAAATGACCTGACTCCCCGTCAGATGATGGAGAAGGCTGGTCTGGACTGGACAGTTGAGAAAGAAGACCTCGTAACATCATCTGGTGCAACAGTGGAAGGCAAACAAGCACTTGTCCGTTCCTCTGACAACAAAGTTCTGGATGTCATCGGTAAAGGATGGAATCCCGTTCAGAATGAAGAAGCGTTTGAGTTCTTCTCTGAGTATGTCCTTGCGGGTGACATGGAAATGCACACCGCTGGTTCACTCAAAGATGGTAACATGGTATGGGGTCTTGCAAAGGTGAAAGACACCTTTACGATTCTTGGTGAAGACCAAGTTGACTCATATCTCTTGTTCTCCAACCCACATCAGTATGGTAAGTCAATCGACATTCGGTTCACACCGATTCGTGTAGTGTGCAACAACACACTGTCACTGTCGCTTGGTCAGAAGGTTGCAAACTCGGTGTCTCTGAACCACCGCACTGCATTCAACCCTGACTCAGTAAAAGAGACTTTGGGTATCGCATCTGAGAAGTTCCAACAGTATAAAGAGACCGCAGAGTTTCTTTCGTCCAAACGCTTCGACATGGATGCACTGATTGGTTACTACAACGAGGTATTCCCTCGCACCTATCAAGGTAAGAAAGAAGTCAATGTCAAGACTATCGAAGACCTGACCACGAATGCAAAGAAAGCATATGAAGTTCTGGAAACTCAGCCTGGCGCAGAGTTCGGTGAGGGAACATGGTGGCAAGCACTGAACAGTGTGACCTACCTGACTGACCACCAGATGGGTCGTGAGAACGATACTCGTTTAACCTCTGCATGGTTCGGTGTAAACCAATCACGCAAAGTCAAAGCAGTTGAGAAAGCTGTGGAATACGCGCTGGTGTCCTAATGAAGATACTCATCATGGGGCTGCCTGGCTCAGGAAAGACAACTCTCGCAAGGGAGTTGTCCTACCACTTTTTAATCCCTCACCACAATGCTGATACTGTTAGAGAGTATACAGACAACTGGGATTTTTCACCTATTGGTAGACAGAACCAAGCTCGCTACATGAGTGGGCAATGGGGCATTGTAGATTTTGTATGTCCAACTTCTGAGTTGAGAGATATTGCAGAAGCTGACTTTGTCATTTGGATGGACACCATTGAAGAGGGTCGATTCGAAGATACCAACAAACTATTTCAACAACCACAACGATATGATATTAGGATAAAACAATGGATTGGACTAAACCAACTACGCAAATGCTTGGAAGATTTCAGCCCTGGCATAAAGGGCATACAGAGCTTTTTAAGCGATGCCTTGCCAAAACTGGTCAAGTAGCAATTTTACTTCGAGAGTCAGACGGAACTGACAAGAACCCGTATGACCAAGAAGAACGTAAAGAAGAAATCTACAAGGCGCTTGTAGAAGAAGGATTCGATTATAATTGTTTCGAAATCATCTATGTTCCTAACATTGTGAACATTACTTATGGACGTGATGTAGGATACGCAATTGAACAGGAGACATTTGATAAAGAAATCGAAGACATCTCTGCAACCAAAATCAGGAAAGAACGTGGTCTCGCATCTTAAAACAATCAAGGTTCTGGGAGAGGTTGATGTAAGTCATTATGTTGACCTCTTCTCAGATATTGATGACGCTGACTGGATGGGTGAGTTTGCCAAGTTCAGTAAAAAGAACATTCCGTTTTTTTCAGAACTTGAGCGATTACCCGTTTTGTATCCTGTCCTCGAAAAGGATAGTCACAAAACTATCGAAGAACTGGCCAGCGGATGGACTGTAGAAGATATCATAAAGTTTATGAACTACGGTGATTATGAAACCGATGTTCCTACAAAGGGTAATCTATATGAGAAGTATTATGATAGAAAATTCTTTAATGATATCAAGGAGTTATTGTCGAAATCTTTAGGTGAAGGTCAGATTATGATGTTCGTGTTTAATCTCATGAATCCTCATTCGAAGATTGACCCTCACAGTGATGAGAGAACGGGCGATAAGAAACGTATACATATACCAGTTGTGACACATCCAGATATTACACTGAGTAATAATGGTGATGAGTTACATATGGAAAAAGGTAAGGTCTATATGATAGACCATACAAAAGAGCATTCGGTAGTGAACCCTACCGATTGTGAACGTATTCACATAGTAATTGATTGGAAGTTAGATGATTAGATTACTTAACTGGATTGGTAGAGTTTTCTCTACCCAAGATATCGACTATGAAGAATCAGTCGGTGAAGAAGCTCGTCCTCATTGGATTACTAATGATGAGGACGAATATATTGAAGCAATGTTAAACAGTGAAAGGTTTGACGGATGAATAAAGGTGTAGTATTACCTCAAGTAACATTCCCAACCCGTGTTCGTAATGATGAACTGGGTGGGGACAACCCATTTGAATGGCGACAAGTAAGTAGCTCGTTTCTGTTTGGTAGTAGTGATTTGAAAAAACGTGTGGTAGTGTTCTCACTGCCAGGCGCATTTACTCCAACATGTTCGACATATCAGTTGCCAGACTTTGAGAAACTTGCTGATGAAGGTAAGTTCGCAGAGTATGGTATCGATGATATTTACTGTATCTCAGTCAACGATAGTTTCGTGATGAACTGTTGGGCGAAAGACCAGAACCTCAAACATGTAAAAGTTGTTCCAGATGGTTCAGGTGAGTTCACTCGCAAGATGGGCATGTTGGTTGACAAAGCAAATCTTGGTTTTGGATATCGCTCATGGCGTTATGCGATGATTGTCAAAGATGGTGTGGTCGAAGAGTTCCTGCCAGAGCCAGGCTTTGAGGACAATCATGGTGAAGACCCATACGGTGTTTCATCGCCGCAGAATGTCCTGAGAGTCCTAAACATTCTAGAACCCGCAGTTGCCCCTGTCTAAGTCATTGATATTGTTGTGAAAGAAAGTTCTTGACAATTTTTGCCCGAGCTGATACTATAAAGGTATAGTGAGAAGAGAGGTTGTTATGAATATTTACTTAGAAGACAATGGATACGATGTTCAAGATTACATCAGCGCAGTTGCGGCAGTCCTCGACCTAGACAAGTATGAGGGTGACCTTCGCATTGACTTGATGAAGAAGTGTGATGGTGACGCTGGTGGTTATTGTTACGGTGATGCCGATGATATCGATATCGAGATTGCTACGCATGTTCAAGGTGAGGCACTCGATATCGAAACCATCAAAGTCAATATCGCCCATGAGATGATTCACGCTCAACAGATTGCGAGTGGTCGGTTGAATGACCACGGCATTCAGATTGTCGATGACTGTCTGGTCAAAGTCGCTGAGTGGGATGGTGAGTATCATACGAATACAAAGTATGATGACCAACCGTGGGAAATCGATGCATATGCTCGTGAAGCACAAGTAGCACAAGAAGCAAAGGACATGTTGGCACAATGGAAGTAGATGCACTCAAAATGTTGTATGGTGAATATGTTCGAAAGCATAGTCACAAACAGAATCGTGGGGCTGCTGGTCGGCGTGACTCCGAAAAGTCCAAGACCTATCAGGCAGAGTTTGCTTTCCAGAGACGATACAAAGTCAAAGACTTCAAGACTATCGAAGAAGCACAGAAACGGGCGAAACAAATCTACAAGACCAAGAAGTGGCAGAAGGTTTGGAAACTAGAAAGTCGCACAGACCGTGACCTCATGAAGCAACCCGCAGTTGTTCTCAAAGAACGCAACACGGGTCGTGGTATGGCTGGTTGGACTGACGGTTGGGCAGTAGTCCTAGATAGTAAAGCAGGGTTGGACGAATACACTCTGTTGCATGAGTTGGCACATTGTCTGGGTCACATGCATCATGGTCGTTCTTTCCGCCGTGCGTTGTTAGAACTGGTCGGTGCATTCATCGGTGCAGATGCCAAGAAGATACTCAAGGAAGAGTTCGCCAAAAGAAAACTCGCGTGTGGTGTTGCTCGTAAACCATTGACCTATACTCAGTGGAAAGCAGCACGAAAGAAAATGGAAAAGATACGAAATGTTTAATCATCAACCAACCCAACTCAATGAGATGCAAACCGTCACCACGGAGAAGGGTCGTAAGTATAAGACCCCCGAAGGGATTGACCTTCCGTCTATTACTACTGTCCTGTCTATTCTTTCGCGGGCGAGTATCGCCGCATGGCGTAAAAAGGTTGGTGAGGAAGAAGCAAATCGTATCTCCCACCGTGCATCAACACGGGGGACAAGAGTTCATGAAATCATCGAGAAGTATATTGACAATGACGAAGGTTATCAGGATGGGTATACCCCTGATGTGATTGAGTCGTTTCTTATTATGAAACCAATTCTCGATGGTTTTATCGGCACAGTCTACGCACAGGAAGCACCTCTCTACTCAACTCACTTAGGCGTTGCTGGTCGCGTAGACTGTGTTGCCGAATTCGATGGAAAACTATCCATCATCGACTTCAAAACCAGTCGTAAGAAAAAGAAGAAAGAATGGATTAATAACTACTTTATGCAGGAAGCTGCGTATGCAGTCATGTGGGAAGAACGCACAGGACAACCTATCACCCAACTGGTCACACTCATCTCTGTTGACGGTGAGGACAAACCTCAAATCTTTGTCGAACATCGCGACAACTGGATTAACTCATTGCGCGATACTATCGAAAAATATAATGAGGAACAGAGTGGCGCAGCGGTCTTATTTTGATAACAGGTATAATGTTCTCTATTTCGGTGACGAGATAGACTTTCGTATCATACCGAAGAACTGTTCATCGACATTGAAAGTCATGTGGTCTGACCTCAATGGTCTACCTTATCGAGAAACATCATCAAACAATCCTCATGGATATTTTCCTCACCGTCAGTCAGAACTTCATGGTCGCCGAGAGTTTGTTGAGAGAAACGGTGACCTCTGGCGCGATGACGCATTAAAGTTTGTTATCAAACGAGACCCTGTAGAACGATGGTTGAGCGCAATCAACTTTGCTATCCAACAGAAAGAAGCAAATATCTATGAGGAATTTCGTGCGTTGAAATGGACGGGAAGGGATATCAATGACATCGTTAAAGAACATAAAAAATACGGTATCAATCTGACTGAGGTATATTCACAATCTTTTTGTGCTGGTAATATACATTACTACGACCATGTATTTGACATACGCGACTTTGATAAGTGTAAATCGTTGATGGAAGACATTCTGGAAATAGACCTACCAGAAATCTACGCGACAGTATCTAAACATAAATCAAAATGGAAAATTTCTGACTTGACATCTAAATCGATTTCTGATATAAAAGTAATATATCAAGATGATTACGCCAATGGTTGGTGTTAAAAATCTTATAAATAGAAGTAATACTATTCGTATAAATGGGAAATCGATGCTTCAGTTTAATCAACTCAATGAAAGTTCGTTGACATTTGGGGAAATCACACGCCCTGACCGTGGGTATCGTGCTGACCTTTTTATTCAAAAACTGAAATCTGGTGAACCATTTGAACTTGTCAACGGTGACAAAGTTGTCATTCAGTATGACTCCGCAATCGAAAAAGCAATCCGCACAGGTAACTCCAAAGGTCTGGGTGCAAAACCCCTCAAGACTCTTGACGGGGAAGAGTTTGCATTCGGTAAACTAAAGAAGAACGCAGAGTTCGGTGGCGGTGGACGTGGTTCTGGTGGTGGTTCAGACAACACCCGTGCAACCGAATCCGCACAATGTGTATACGCACAAGCAATCTGGGACAATCCAAACACCAAGTTCTCTCCTGATGACCTTAGAGCAGCATTCCGTAAGACACATGTTGATGCAAAGGAATCAGAAATCCTTCTCTCTGATGACCAGTGGATTGCGTCATCTATCAATGGTGCGAGACTTCTGAAGAAAGTCTTGAATAAAGATTATACATGGCATCGTGGTTCAACTTGGGTCGGAGCTCTTGAGAATAAATGGAAAGAACTCAATCGACAAGAGAAGTTATTCAAGAATATCAACAAGTGGTCTCCCGCAGATATTTGGGCAGTCGCAAGAGGCGCAGAGAATAAGTATCGTATTCTTGATGCGAAGAGTATCGCTGAACTCAATAACGAACTACTCAAGGCATATACTGCTCGTGATATCATAGGTGTCTCACTCAAGAAGATTGGTAAAAAACCCAAACTCGTTCAGGTCAATAAAGGTAGACCATTCAAAGCACCCAAGTTCACCAAAAAGACTTACGGTAAAAGAGATTTTTATAACGCTAAAGATGGTTATCTGTTTGGGTCAGGCAACTTCCAACTTCAGTTCAGAACCTTCCCGACATTCCAATGTGAGATTATCGGTAACAAAGCAAAACAGGGTAAGGTATCCTTTGGTGGTATCAGTGATGCGATGAAGGATGCGGTTGGTCGAGAACTAACGCCTAAGAAGGTATTAGAACAAATCTACAAGAAAGACCCTGCTAGGTTCTTTGACCAGTTCTGGAAAAACTATTCGATGACCGATGAGAGAGATAGTAAGGAAGTCTTTCTCGCAAAACTCGAAAAGAAAAATGTCGATTGGTTGATGTCTAAGTATATGGTAGTTGAACTATTTACAGCGATTGAAGGTAGAGAAGAACAGGTTTTAGAATATCTGGTTCGTATCGCAAAGTCACAAACTAAATCATCCGCAGTTCATTTGAAGGTAATGTAATGCTTACACTGATAGAACAAAAGAATACTCACATGACTCATATCGAGGACAAGGTTCTCTATGGTGGTGTGAACGGAACTCGTCAGGCAATCAATGCGTTGCGTGAACTCCGTGACATGCTTGCGGGTGAGTCTAAGAGTAAACTATCTGTAAAGTGGGACGGTGCGCCTGCAATCTTCGCAGGACAAGACCCATCGGACGGAAACTTCTTTGTTGCGAAGAAAGGTATCTTTGCAAAGAATCCTAAAATCTATAAGTCTGCCGCAGAGATTGACGCAGATATGTCAGGTGACCTCGCAGACAAGATGAAGGCTGCGCTTCGTTATCTTCCTGAACTTGGTATCAAGGGTGTCGTTCAGGGTGACTTCTTGTTCTCAAAAGGAGACCTAAAGAATGAAACGATTGACGGTCAGAAGTATACAACCTTCCACCCCAATACAATCATATACGCAGTCCCATACGAACAGGCAGAAGCAGTTCGCAAAGCGCAAATCGGAATCGTCTGGCACACGACATACACTGGTAAAGACTTCGAATCGATGAAGGCATCCTACGGTGTCGATGTATCGAAGTTCAAACAGTCCAAGAATGTATACTCCGCAGACGCGATGTTGCGTGATGTCGGTGGTGCGACAATGGACAAGAAAGAGACTGCCGAGGTGACCAAGTATCTGTCAACGGCTGGTAAACTCTTCAACAGTATCGCGGGTTCGACCTTGCGTGAACTGGAGAAAAACCAAGAACTCGCACGATTGATTGAACAATACAATAACACCTTCGTGCGTGAGGGTCAGGTCATTCCGAATAGTAACAAACATGTCACGGGTCTCATCAAATGGATTGACAATAAGTTTGTAAAAGAGATGGAGAAACGCAAATCAGAGAAGGGCCGCATGGTTCAACAGCAGAAGTTGGATGAAATCATGAAGTTTTTCTCGACACGAAACAAAAAATCTCTTGTAAACATGTTTGATTTACAGAAAAATATTGTATTTGCGAAACTAAAACTTATAAATAAACTTAATAGTATTGCAAACTATGATGCGTTTGTGCAAACCAAGAAGGGTTATAAGGTTCGCACAGGCGCAGAAGGTTTTGTCGCTATTGATAAATTAGGTGGTGATGCGGTCAAGTTGGTTGACCGCCTTGAATTTTCGTATAATAACTTCAGTCCTGACATACTGAAGGGATGGGAAAAACCGAAGAGGTAAGACATGGCTAAACCAATGGGCCTGAAAACATTTCTGAATGTGGACTACACCCAAACGGGTGATGAGTTCCAAGCAACCAATGCGAAGAAAAGAAAGCGCGATATCGGTGCGGGAACTGATGCGGAATATGCATCAACGAATCCCCCGAATCCAAAGTCAGAAGCACTGACTGTCCAACAGCGTCTCGCAAAATCCCGTCAAATGAAAAAGATGAAGTCAAAGATTGCCTTGGGTCGTAAGCGTGCTGCTCGTAAGGTTGCGTCTATAGACAAGCTGAAAACCCGCGCACAGAAACAAGCAAGAAACACATTCCTCAAGAAAATGACAAAGGGTATTGATAAAGGTGAACTATCAATGGCTCGTAGACAGGGACTTGAGAAACGACTAGATAAGTTGAAACCAAAGATTGATAAACTTGCTAAAAAGATTCTGCCGAAAGTTCGTAAGGCAGAACTTGCGAAAAAACGGGGCGGTCAAAAAAGTGATTAAAAATTTCAGTGATTATTTGATTGAAGAAGAACGCGAAGTCTTCTTCACGTTTGGTCGGATGAATCCGCCAACGATTGGGCATGGTAAACTGATTGATGCTTTGGTAAAGAGGTCTAAGGGTGCAGACTATAAGATTTATGTGTCGCAGTCCCAAGACCCAAAGAAAAACCCCCTGTCATACTCAGACAAAATCAAACACCTACGCAAGATGTTCCCAAAGAATGGTCGTAACATCATCGTAGATAAGACTGCAAGAAACGCAATCGACATTGCCACCAAACTGTATGACATGGGTTATAAGAAAGTCACTATGGTTGTCGGTGGTGACCAAGTGAGAACCTTTGAAGTCCTGTTGAACAAATACAACGGTAAGAAAGCACGTCACGGGTTCTATAACTTTGAGTCAATCAATGTTGTCTCTGCTGGTAGACGCGACCCTGATGCAGAAGGTGTCGAGGGTATGTCTGCAACCAAGATGCGTCAGGCTGCCAGTGACAATGATTATCAGACATTCGCACAGGGTATTCCAAAGTCTATGTCCGACAAGGACACTCGCAAACTATTCAACGATGTGCGTAAGGGAATGGGTCTGAAAGAGGAACGTTCATTCAAACGTCACATCGACTTAGGTAAGAAAGATGACACTCGTGAGGCATATGTGTCTGGTGAGTTGTTCGAACTGGGTGACACTGTTGTTGTTAAAGAAAGCGATGAAGTCGGTATCGTATCTGTATTGGGTGCGAACTATGTCATCGTTGAATGTGGTGGTAAGAAACTCCGCAAATGGTTGGACGCAGTAGAACTCGTAGAGAAGAAAGCACCTCAAGACCCTGAGATTGGTAAAGATGTCAAGGGGACGCAACCTAAGAAGTATTATGCGAAGGATGCGGAAGGTGACGATATGTCTGTC